CCTTAACATCCAATACATTAGCGTTTCCTCCAATTTGAAGCCATTGTTTTTTATCTAATATAAAGACATCCTGGAGTTGGAGAAACTGTTGTACATGTTCTGTAAATGCTTGTAATTGCTCGGTATGGCGAAATGGAATAAGACGTTCTACATCATCTTCAGTATATACGTAGATCGCACATAGTGGATTATTAGTAGGATGCAGTGTCGGACTACATAATATCGGAATCAACAAAGCTTTGCGATCGCGTATGTATTCAAACACTGCATCAATTTCATATGCATGATCTAGTATCATACATTAATTATATGAAATTTATATTATATTTCAAAATTAATTACCAATATTAAAAAAATAGAGTAATAGTTATTTGGTTATATTGTTAGTGGTTTTAGCATTAATATCTGGTGGGATAATAAAATCGGTATCAGTATAATATTGTAATAAGTTATCATTTAATTTTTTTAACATACCTACCAATTTAAGTTCTGCTCGAAGTAACTCTAGTTTATTTTTTTCTTGAACTCCCAATGTTGTAATCTTATTAACAATTTCAGTAGTTTTTGGGCCAACTATATACCAATTAATTGAAACCGCAGTATACATAATTGGGTCAATTTTACTAGTTGACCAATCATCAAATTGTTGTTTATTGATTTCAAGTATACGACTTTCATTTTGTTTTTTTATAAAGTATCTAGTAAAATATGTTTTTAATATATCTGCTGTTGTAGGCTCTGGATAAATTTCTGCAGGCGCAGCAAATTTGAGTTTTAAATTTGATTGTAATTTTTTATATACATTTATTTTTTTGGAATCCGGAGATTCATATTTAGTTAATTTTTTAGATGTAGATGCGTTCCATACCGGTCCAGTATATATTTCATTTGTAGTAGTATATTTATGATATAAGCCTATATACTCAACACCATCTGGTAATTGCCATTCAGTTCCAAATGTATATAAATCAGTAACAATCTCATTATCAGCATAAAACGTTTTAGTTCTCATATAATAAATTTATATTTTAGTTCTCATATGACATTTAATTTTTGTAGTCCACACACCATATTCATTAACTGAATGTGTTATATTTATTATTTGCCAAACAACATTATTTCTATATCTACTTGGTAACATATCAAATATTAATATATCCCCAAATCGAAATCCATTAATACCATCAATTGTAAAATCTACTTGTATTGGTATAACTGGTGGTGCAATTCTATTTGATTCTCTTATACTTTCTGTTGGATAGCTAATATACTGCTTTAGAGCTGATTTTAATGTTCCTTTTTTTGTAGTATTTTTATAATTACCACCTAAATCAGTTTTTGCATTCTTTAAAGATTTTAATACTGATTGAGCTTTTTTCCTATAAGTTTTATCTAGATTTTTAACCGCATCTTCATTTTCTTTAGTTAATGGTGTCCTAGTTTCTCGATTACCATCTCTAACAACAGTATTTGTTGAATACATATATGCTAAGAATGGTGAAATTTCCGACTCATTTAGCTTTCCAACATTTCCACTCAATACATACGACAATGAAGCTACCGAATCTGGTAATTTTGCATCCATTGTAAATTCTCGTACCACAGTTCCAAATTCATGATTCGAATTCATAGGAATTGAAAATGGCTTTGAATCTGTGTTTGCTATTAATTTTTTATCAAACCAAAGTAAATTATCTTGTTGATCTGGATCTGGTGGTGTTATTAAATTTAACTCAATTGCATTGCCTGTGCAATCTGAAACTAATGTTGATATCTTTTTCAATAAATCATTAACATTTTTAGATGCTGATATATATTCTTTAATTGTGTTGATATTTATCAGAATATTTGTTGGATTATAATAATCTACATTATTTTCAGTTAATTTAAATATAGTTTCATTTTGATTTGTAAATGCTAATTTGAATACACCATCTAAATATATATAGTTACCATATGTTCGATTAATTGGGTCTGGTAATAATACTCGTTCTGGATCTGATGATACTAATTCAGAATAATAGTTACTTTTACACAATTCACTATCAAATAATATTTCATATACAGATTCATGTTTTGATAGCACTAAACTATTAATTGAGTTAATTAACCAATACAAAGTTATATAAGTATATCCATTATTAATATCTTTAATTGCAAACTCACTTGATTTATCCGGATTTTTATAAAAAGTTTTATCAGATATTTTTGCATTCACATCGTTAATTAAACTTTGATAGAATGAATCATTTTGTATAACACCAGTAGCCGTTCGTTCGTTATTCGTAGCACTTTCCGTCTTCTCTATAGATTGTTCCTGATTGATAATAAAATTTAAATCAGTATATACGTTACTGGTTCCTCGAATTGATATTGTAGCATCTACTGACATACTATCAGTATAATTCCATGTAAATGAAGTTAAAATACCATCAAACCGTATAGAATTTAATCTAAAATATGAATCAATTTCAGATTCTGTTATTGTTTTATTTTTTAATTTACGAACCTTTTCTCGAATATTTGACTCTAATTTTAATTTACCTTCAGTAGTTTTTGATGTTAATACTGCAGAAGTTGGATGTTGAATCTCAATTCGTATACGCCGGCCGGGACGAAAATATATAGATTCTATATATTCTAAATCTCGTTCTGGATCTGGTATTGTTATATTAATTGTAGCTTCATTTAGTGTACCAGTAGCATTATCTGCTATAGCTATTTCTGCACTACGGATAAATGGGCCTGTTTTTCTACTTTTATTAAAATTGGTATTAGTAGATGTTTTCCACTCACCAGTAGTACTATCATATTGTACAGTGCTCAAATCATATTGACGGTCCCCTGGTACTCCGTCTTTAAATGATGTTAAAAACCCATCTTCTCCGGTTGGTACGTATGACCCTCTACGAATTTCTTTACCACCTAACACACCCTCAAAAATTTTATCAGTAAATTCACTATCTAAATATGGTGTAATTTCTATATTTGCTACCTTTTCTAACATGAAGCGAAGATCTTCAGTTTTTCTATTATAAAAACCAGCTTTTCCTCGAGCTCGTAACTCTAATTGTAAATTGCTATTTACTTCACTATAAAATGGGTATTTACTCATCGCTGATTTGTTTTTGTTATTATATCTGCAATATTATTAATTGACGGTATACGTAATTTAGTGTTTGGTGGTACTACAATTGTTCCTTTGCCTAAATTATTTGCAGTAGCAATCACTACCCACAATGTGCTATCTTCATAAAAATACAATGCCAATTTGTCTAATCGATCTATACTTGTTGTGCGTATGTAAATATCAGTTGATAGGTCTACTGGTAGTGTGGGATATATCAATGTAGATTTTCTCTGTTTCCCAAATTTTGTTTTTATCGTGTCACTAAAATTATATCGATTCATATTAATATATATTTAGTTTCTAGGATTTTTGTTAAAATCACTTAACCAATTACGATTACCATTCAATGGTTGTCCTTTCTCATCAAACTCTTTAGCTAATGAATAGAATTTACCTTTAGTTTGAGGTACAAAGTCTGTTATCATGTTAAGACCTAGAGTTACTTCAATTTTATGTGGCGTTTGCATCATTTGCGGATCATCTTCTAAATTAATTTCCCAAGTTGTATCTTGGTCATGCAACGTATAACTCAATGATGATATGATAGCTGGTTGTTGTACAAATAAATCTCCAATTGTAATACGAATCCATGGAGCTATCATTGCAATGGTATTTTTATCATAAGTTGGCGCAGTATACCCAGCTAATGCATTTAATTTACGCCAAATTGGTTTTACTTCATCTCGATCTGTTGCATAAACTGTGAATTGTAAATCAACATCTCGACTATAACCTTGATATGTATAATTTTTATCTGCTCGCCCAACCATTTTTTGTTCTATCCAATCTGGAGAGAAACGGTCATCTAATTGTTTAATTGTTGCTCTAAAAACAATAACATCATCTTGTGCAGATTCATTTCCAGCAACTAAATTTGGTCCGGTAATATAAAATTTTATAAAATCTTGAGTTTCATCTAATCGTAAATTATTTAAGCCTTCAATGCCTAGATCTGGTTTATATTGATATATTGAGTCTAATGCACGTTTACCAAAATCAATAACATTGACTCTATCACCACGAAATGGTGTAAAACGTTCTACAGGATTCCTTGTTAATTTAAATTTTGTTTCAGAGGGCGCCCATCTTGTAGCTAATTGACTACGCATAGTAAAATCAGTTCGAATTGCATATCGATCATCATGACTTCCCCAACCATATCCTAGTTTACCAGGTCCGTCTAAATTAAATGCAATATATGGTCCGGTAGGTAATATAGAAGCACCAGCATATATTGCACCTTTAACACTACCTCGAATTGTAGCTGAGATACCGTCAAGTCTTATTTTTGAAACATTGCCAGTTAATATACGCATCGCTCTAAAATCTTGTATATAAACACCAGGTATATTAAATAAATTATCATAATTCAATGTTAGATATGTTGGTGCTGGGTTTGCTAGTTGTAAGAAATTTCCAACTACATTTGATATTGCAGGAACACCAAATAATCCAGCACCAACAGTTCCTACTGCCCCAATTCCAGATGCTAATCCAGCTTCTGGATCAGAGTTTGAATTTAATTTACCATCAGGATTAGTTAAATTATAAATTTCAGGAACAAATAATCTAGTATTATATCTACTTAAATACTGGTCTGTTGCTTTGTCATATGCTATTGCTGATGTAAAGTTAGCCCCATCGTTAATACCAAATTCAAATTGTTTTAAATTAGATTTTGGTATTAATTTAATATTATCATCATATGTTGGATTAGAATTGCTAACAGCATTTGATGATGAAACATTTAAGCCGAATGTTATTGTTGGTGTTACTACTTTATCAAGACTTGGAAATTGTGATGCTATCTTAGTTGTATCATTTGTTTTGTTATTTAATTCTTTGGTTGTTTTAATATCAAACCCAATTTGTTTTGTATTAATTAAATCAAAATTACCTAAAAACTGTGATAGATTGCTTATAGTAGGATTAATCCACGCCATTTATGTGCTTTCTTTTATGATATAAATCTAGGTGCGTTATTCAATGATGATTCTCTGTATGTATTATCTGTTTTTACTACAGCTGTTGTTTCTATTTTTACGTTACGCATTGCATCAGCAATTGCCCTTGCTAACTTATCCGTATCCATACCACCCTGATTTGTATTTTTAAATGCATTGGTTATCGCAGTTGCAAGTTCATTGGTATTTAAATTTATATTGTTTATATTAGTTGTTGCCTGCGGTGGTATAATTTTAGATGATTCTTGTAGATATTCAATTATTTCATTGTTGTTAATTTCACTAGTACTAATAGTTGGGGCAAATTTAGTACCACCTTCAGCTTCATTTACTGCACTAAGTATGGGTGCATATTTTTCAGTGCTACGTTTATTGATTATAGCTTCACCCCCTTCTAATTCTCCGTATAGAGTTGCAATACCCCCTTGTGCGTGAGATGGGCCGTTTAAAATTCCTCCGCGCGAGTGGGTTGCATTTGTTGTTGTTACTGGTGTTGCTGCAGGGCTTGCAGCAGCGTTAAGTAGTATAACCCCAGCTGCTCGAGCATCTTGTGATTCAACTGCATCGGTAACTGTTTGTAATACATTGCCATCTGCATCTCTTTCTACATCTTCTATTGTTTCCTTATAAGGATTCATCGCGCCGCCAGTTTGGGTACTAATAGTTTGCTTATATAGTTTTTGTTGGCCTAGGTCTTGCATTACTGTTGCAGGGTTTAATTTTTCCTCCTGCATTGTTGTTGCTCCGACTATAATTGATTTGTCACCTAAGTCTACTTTGTCATCCTTCTTAGCTCTAACAGCACCCTTTACTAGTTTACCTTGGCGTTGTAAATCGATTCCGACCGATCCATCTATTTGTCGTACGCCATCTTTTTTAACTATCTTACCGTCACCATCTTCTCGGACAAATTTAGTTGTTCGAGCTCGTAGCAGATCTGCTATGTCTTTTAAGCCATCCTTGATCATTTGCTCGCCAGCAGTTAATGTAGTTTTGTCTGGTAAATTTTTTAACGCTTCCATGTCCTTTTTGATCAGCTCAATTTCGTCCTCTTTCTCAGTATCAGTTTTACCAGATTTAGTTACTTCTTCAATTTTTGTTTTTTTAACTTCTTCTAATTTTTTTTGTAAGTCTTCTTCTTTTGTTAATTTATTTAAATCAATTTGATATTTTTTTGCAGTTTCCATTTTAGCAAGAGCATCTGCAACTTGTGATTCGCTTAATCCAGTATTAGTAACAAATGAATCCATGGAAAACTGATTGTTACGTAACTCATCTCCAACATTGTTTAAAACTTCATATAACAATTGAGCTTGTTTAGGGGCATCTCTTTTAAGTTTAGCAACTTGCATTTCTTGTATAAAATTTTTACCTCCCTCAACAGTTAAACGTTTACCAGTTAATAATTGAAACTCAGTTTCAAATGACGCAGCTTCTTGAACATTTAATAGTTTTTTTCCAACTCCACTAACGTTAGTCATGCTTAAGCCTAAAGCTCGAGCTTTTAACACAGCAATCTCTAAATTGCTACCCATTTTACTATATTCTAACTGTATCTCTGAACCTAGTTGGGCAATTTCAGACATTATCTCTTTAGTTAATTGTAATTCAGATTTACCTGTAGATTCTGCTAGTTTAGTTAAAAATGATGGAGCTGCATCACTACCGGCTTCATATACTTTATATAAATCATATGCAGATACTTTTTGCAAAGCTGCATATTTTTCAAATGCCAATGCATTTTCTTTTGTTAATCCAATATTGTTTCGTAGTATAGATTGACCTGCTAATAGTTTTACATTTTGTAAATCTTGACTGACTGTTGCTTTATGTACATCAGACGATGCATTGATAAATCCGTTTGTTAATTCTTGCAATGATAGTGCAAAGTCTCGAGTATCAACATCATCGGATCCAATGATGTTGCCTATTCTCAATAATTCATCTGAAAAAATCTGGGCGTTTAATACATTTAAACCAAATGCACTATTTAACTCTTTGTTTCGTTCTGCAAAGTGAGTAGTTGATGTAACTAAATCTTCCTGTGCTTTATTCCAGTCAACTAGCTTTTTTTCTACTTCAATGTATCCTGTTTGTATGTCACTTCCCGCAATTTCATTCAGCATCGTATACAATCGTCGAGACTCATTGTACATAAAATTTGTTGCTTTAGTAGCCTTTTCTATTGCATTGCGTGGGTCGGATAATGCTTGAACAATATCGCTTTTTGCAGTGGTAAGCATTTCTTGTTTTGCTTTGTCGGCTAGTTTTGCGTATTTGGGATCTTCATATCCATTTGTAAATTGAGGAATTTGTCCTAACTTATTTGATGGATTTTGTCGTAGTTTGCGTAGTATATCTAGATACATGGGTATAAAATTCTTTTAATATAAATATTTACCACCTCATTTTTTACGAATTTGGTTGTAGGTGGCATTCTCGGTTTCTGTATCTGGTTGTTTGTCTTTATTCCGAAGTTTATTTATATTAATAATCCATAACTTCCTAATGTGTATTGGTAAATTATACACATCATCCCAAGTCCATCGACCTTCGCCAGCCCATATTAAATTAAATAAATTTTCATGCAATGTTGCTTGGTATGCTGAACTATACCCAAAAAAGGTCTGATCCAATTTGAAACCTAGACTCAAAGGTGTCTCCATTTTCACCTTGAAATTTCAAATTAAAATTTAATCCTGGAGTATTGTCAGTTAAATATTTTCGAAACGCTCTAGATTCTCTACCAATAAAATGATACTTTACATAGTCCGAAATAAAATTTTTATCTCTATTTCCATTTACTTCTCGAATAGACTTTGTTACTAGATCTGAAAATACATAATCTTCAGAAACATTCTTAGATTCACTAACAGTTAAATATTTAAATTTAAAAACATCACCATTATCCGGTCTAGTATATTCAAATTCTCCACTCTCATTTGATTCTAATGTAAATGGTTTAAATTCAATCTCAGATAAATTAATTTCTCGTTTCAATTGTTGTTTTGTCTTAGGATCTATTACTAGAACTGGATATTTATCTCCATAACTATATACACGAGCCATTACCAATATTGCATCGATATCAACTGATGCAAGATCTTGTGCTCGGACACCATCAGTTAATAATATAGAATCAATTAATTTTTCATAAACAATATCTTGGCTAATATATGATTGATTAGTTAAAATATCCTCATCATACGCAGTCATATATCGAATTTCAATTGTACCTGATCTTAATGGTGATGATTCTGGATATGCCCACCCTAAAGAAGGTAACTTAACAATATGTCCAGGAACTTTGGAACGTTGTTGTTTTTCATATTGTTTTTTTGCCAGTTCTATTAAATTTTGGCTTGATGCTTGATCTGTAACTTGTGACATTGAGTTCTTTCTTTTTATTATAACTTACTTTATTATAAATATATAGGATGTAAAAAATGGGGGCATTTTGCCCCCATTTTCATATTAATTTTAAAATAATTAGAAATTCAAGAATGCCCAATCATATCTTAAAGTTAATTCAATATTCATGACGTCTTCTGTTTCCCAAGCTAAATCACCAAATTTAGCATCTGTTATATAAGCACCTTTAAGTATCCATTGCTCAATAACTTCTCCTAATGGAGATAATTGCTCTAATTTAAGTTCTTTTTTATAGAATGAAGAATAACCATCTCTACCAGTAGCAGATTCATGATGCATACGAATCCACTCCATTACTGCTTGTGCACCTGACGGTACAATTGCATCGTATAATTTAATTGATATTGGTTCCCAAACTGACTTACCTTTTACATAACGTTGAACATTGATATGGTCTAATGTAATCTCTCCGTTTTTAACACTAGGTTTACCAGCTGAGTGAATCAAATATGCAGGGATGTCATCAATTGACATTATAAATTGATGTGCTTTTTTTGGTTCCCAGGTATATGCCTGATCCCATACTTCGCTTACAGTTCCCCAATCTTTTAATTTATTATTTACTTGATCTTTTAATGGCATTTTATGTTTCCTTTCTTATAAATATATCAACCAAAGAAAAAAAGGCAGCCGGAACTGCCTTTGTTTATGTATTATTCTGGAAATGCTGCTCCTGTAGGTTGAATATTGAAATCTAATATAATAAATTCCGCAGTACGAGTTGGTTGCAAAAATAATTGCCCATATAATATACCTTGATCTATCATTTCATTAGTATTATTAGTACCATCCATTACTACTCTAAATGCACTTAAACCTTGCTGTACTCGAACTGTTTCTAAGTATGGGTTAACAATATTTAAAAACTTAGATCTAGTTACTTCAGTGTTTTGATCAAATACTAAATATTTGGTTGCAGAAGCAATGAATTTTTTAACCGTAATCAGTAAACGTCTAACATTAACTCGGTCTAATGCACTTGGATATCCTTGCAATGTTTTTTGACCCCAAACCACAATTCCATCATTCGGGAAGTTTGCAATTGGATTGATTCTAGCATCATACAATGAATTACGAGTAATTTGTGATAATGCTTCATATGTTTGCGTTACAGATGATAAACCTCCACGATTTAAACCTGCTGGTGCATACCATGGTGCAGCTACCCTATCATTGAAAGTTAATGCTCCTGGCACTACTACAGATGGTGGTACCCAAACTGGTAATGTATTAGATGGGTTGATGATTCTTACCCATGGCCAATATGTTGCAGTATAATTGTTATCTAAATCAGTTGCTGCGTCTACAACATCTTGGATTGATACATCAGACCCTTGATAATTGTAAGTATGTAAATCCATTACATAAAATGAATCTTGACGATCTAAACATAAATTTCTAGCTGCTGTAGTAACATTGGGATGTAATACATCATATACACCTGGAGTAACAAGCATATTTAAATCATAATAATCTGTGTTTGCTAGGATATCAAATGCTTTTCTGTATAATTTAGTTCCTGCAGTATTTAATCCGCTACAATCAAATCCAAATGTATTCGTTGTTAATGTATCTTTACCTTTGAATTTAGGTAAATTAGGACGGGTACCATCAAATC